TATATTAAGTGAGGTAAATAATGTTAGATACATATTTTGTTGAAGGTGGTATTGGTAAACATATCATGTTCTCTTGTCTTATTGACAAGTTAGTAGAAAAGGCTGGTGAGCCTATACAAGTGTACACACCCTATGTTGATGTATTTGCTAATAACATGAAAGTGAAATTAGCATTTGACGCCAACACAATTCCAAATAACGATCATAGAATAAGACAATCCGATAATATCTATTTTTGCGAACCATACAAATCAAACTTTATGTTAGGTAAAGAGCATTTGGTAGAGTCATATTGTAAATTACATGGTGTAGAATTTAAAGATACGATGGCACCTACAATGTACACAACGCATTTAAAACCACAAGCTGAGAAGTGGTTAGCAGATAACAAAATTACAGGTAAATATGTTTTAGTACAGTTTACAGGAGGTCAACCACCAGTAGGATGGAATCAAAATAATATCTATAATTCACCAAATCCAGGTAGAAATTATCCACATTTTCTAGCACAACAGGTAGTTAATATATTAAAAGAAAATGATCCAAACTTAACTATTATTGATTGTACATTGCCAAATGAACCTGCATATATGAATACAATTAAGTGTACAGAAAGATATCCTATTATACATGAGTTACTAAAAAATTCTGAAGGATTTATAGGTATGGATTCTTCATTAAATCATATGTCAGCTTCTACAAAAACAAAAGGTGTTGTTGTATGGGGCTCTACAAAGTGGACACAATTTGGTTGGTCACATAATAAAAATTTATCTCACTTTATGAAGGATAAATGGGATGACAGTAAATACAATGATGTTGATCCTAGAAATATTATGGTCGATCCAAATGATGTTGTTAAGGCATATATAAATAGAGATAAGTTAAGTAAAAATCAAACCAATGAGGTTTACTGCTTGACGGTATAATAATCATTACTATATAACAAAAAAAAAGGAGTATGATATGATTACAATAGATGAAAAACAATATGACGAGTCAAATTTATCTGACAAAGGTAGAATTGCATTAGGTCAAATTGTTAGAATACAAGGTAAAAGACAACAGTTGCAAGGTGAACTAGGTGATTTAGCTATTTCTGAAAAACACTATTCAGATGTTTTAAGAGAAGAGTCTAAAGACTTAGCAGAGATTACACCTGAAACTGAAACTTCTACAAACGTTGCATCAGCAAACGGAGTAGATACATCATCGCCTGTAGAAACTAAAACTGAAGAAACAACTGCTGAAACAACCAATTAAGTAATAGATTATATTACAAAATGAAACGGTATTATTACTTACTTGGTTTACCTAGAGCTGGAAATACATTATTTGCATCTTTATTAAATCAAAATAAAGACATTGCTGTTACAGCAAATAGTCCCACAGTTGAGTTGATGGGTGCATTTAATAATGTAGCACGTACATTGGTTACAGTAAAAAACTTTCCCGATTATACAGGTATAGACAATGTTCGTAATAATTTCTATGACCTCTATTTTCAACATTATCCTCAAAAATATATTTTAGATAGAGCACCTTTAAGACTATATCTTTTAAATAATTTTCAATCAATTATAAAAAATAAAGTTAAAATTATTATACTTTGGAGAGATTTATTTGAAGTGTTAGCATCATTTTTAAGTTGGTCTGAAAGTCATTTTACTAATATGTTTGGAGATATGAAAGACCATGCAGAAAAAATAGATTTTCTTTTAGATCCAAAACAAGGTAATTTACCTACACAGTTAAGTATTGTAAGAGAGTATTCTGAGTATGAGTATTTAGATATAGTTCATTATGTTAAATATGATGATTTAGTAAATGACACTGAAAATACTATTAACAAGGTATACGATTTTTTAAATATACCTAGGTTTGAACATAGATTTGATAACTTAAATCAACTTGAATTAAATAATACAAAATATATTGATGACGGTATATTTGGAAAAGGCCTACATACTATAAGAACTGATGTAGTTAAAAAAAGAGATTATGATTACATGAAATATATACCAAAAGCATCATACGAAAAATATAAACATTTAAACTTTATACCATATTCTAATTTATGATAGGAAACTTAACAGGTCATTTGATATGTTATGGATTAATGAAAGGAATTTATGAAACCATCAGGTGGAAGTGAAATACAAAGATGGCATTTAGAAGAAAATCTAAAAGAAAATGAATTAGATGGTATTAATTTAATTACATCTACTTGTCATCCTGATCTAATAGATAGGTCTAAAATTAATGTTGTTTGGCAACAATTAAGTTGGGATCAACAAAATGTACAATATATGGCTGATAGAAGATTTGTAGATTCAGTTCAGTATTTTGTATATAATAGTCATTGGTGTTATCAACGATTTAGAGAGAGGTTTGCTATACCTGAATATAAATCTACTGTAATTAAAAATGCAACATATAAATTTGATAATGTAGAAAAATCTAAAGATGGTAAAATTAAATTAATTTATACCTCAACACCTTGGAGAGGTTTAAATGTATTATTGATGGCCATACAACATTTAAATAAAACAAGAGATGATTTTGAGGTAGATATATATTCTTCTACAAAAATTTATGGTTCAGATTTTGAAAAAAGTGAACAAGATAAGTTTAAACCTTTATTTGATGCATGTTCAAATACTAAAAATATTAACTATAAAGGGTATGGTACAAACGAAGAAATAAGAAAATCACTAGAACAAGCACATATATTTTCATATCCAAACAATTGGGAAGAAACATCATGTATTGCAGCTATTGAAGCATTAACTGCTGGTTGTTATGGTGTAGTTACAAACTTTGGCGCTCTAGTTGAAACATGTACTGATTTTGCAACTTATGTAGATTATGAACCAAACGTTGAATTATTAGCTCAAAGATACGCAATAGTACTTAGTAAAGTAATTGATAAATATAAAAATAATGAATATGATAATCTTTTAAAACAACAGGTAAATTATTATAATAGTTTTTACAGTTGGGATTATAGAATGTTACAATGGAGGGACTTTTTTAAGTCTATAAAAAATGGCAGATAAACCTGGAATTTGGTTAGGCACACCATGTCACTCAAACGTGTCAGTTCACTACATGCAATCTGTATTAAACTTAGCAAGAACTTGTTGGGTAAACAATATGCCCTTTGCAAACTTTGGCATGCAAGGTTCACTTATAACTCATTTAAGAAATCAAATATTATCTGAATATTTACAAAGCGATCCTATCTATACACATTTTTTATTTTTAGATGCTGACATTTATATTCAACATGAAACAGTTTTAAAAATGTTACAGTTTGATAAAGATGTTATTTGTACTCCTTATCCTAAAAAAACATTTAATTGGGAAAAAGCATGGAAAAGAGTTGGTCAAGGAAGAGTTAAAAATGCTGATGATTTAAGAAGATCAGGATTTGAGTTTCCTACTAAAAAGGATGGGTTCTTATCTGAGATGACACCAGACGGCCTTATAGAATTGACACATGCTCCAACTGGAACATTATTAGTTAAACGAGAGGTCTTTCATAAAATGATTAATCAATATCCAGAAAGAGAAGTGAAAGAATTTATGCAAGATCAAAAAACTATAAAACCACTTAATTACAACTTTTTTGATGTTTACCATGACCCTAAAACAAAAGAATACTTTAGTGAAGACTTTGGTTTTTGTAGATTATGGACTGAAATGGGCGGTAAATGTTGGGCATATGTTACCGAAGATGTTGCACATATAGGTGATTTTCAGTATTTTGGTAGAATGTATGATGACTTTGAGTTTGTTGGAAACAAAGGCACTTTACCGTCAGATTTTAATATAGGTAAATATAATAAAAAAGTATAATCTTCTTTAATAGGTTACTATTATAAATATACCATAGAATTATAAAGGAATACTATGGCAAATCCAGCAACAAGAGAAGAATTAAAACAGTACGCTTTACGTACATTAGGTAAGCCTGTCATTGAAATTAACGTAGATGACGACCAATTAGAAGATAGATTAGATGAAGCGTTACAATATTTCGCACAATATCACTATGATGGTGTTGAAAGAACATATCTAAAATATCAAGTTACTCAAGCAGACGTAGATCGAATCAAATCTCCTGATGGAGATACGTCTTCAAGTGTAACTAAAAATTCTGTAACTACTGCATGGACTGAACAAAATAATTTCATAGTAGTACCAGAAGCTGTATTAGCAGTTACAAGAATATTTCCTCTTTCAAATAGAGGTAATCAAAATATGTTTGATATACGATATCAAATGAGATTAAATGATTTGTATGATTTTTCATCTACTTCAATTATTCATTATGAAATGGTAATGAAACATTTAGATTTTTTAGACCACATATTAGTTGGTGAAAAACCTATTAGATTTAATCAATACAATAATAGATTGTATGTAGATATGGATTGGAAAACTGATATATCAGTTGGTGAGTATCTTGTAATTGAATGTTTTAGAAAATTAGACCCTACAGTTATGACAGATGTTTATAATGATATATACTTAAAAAGATACGTCACAGCCTTATTTAAAAGACAATGGGGTGCAAATTTATCGAAGTTTAATGGTGTTACAATGTTAGGTGGTGTAACTCTAAATGGTCAACAATTATTCCAAGAGGCACAAACAGATATACAAAAATTAGAAGAAGAAATAAGAGGCACATACGAAACGCCTGTAACATATATGATAGGATAATGACATGCCAGTCAACCATTACTTTCAAGGCGGTAACGGTATCGGAAACGATGCTGAAAAAAGACTACACGAAGATTTAATTATAGAAGGCCTTAAAATTTATGGCCAAGATGTATTTTACTTACCACGAACATTAGTTAATCAGGATTTAATTTTAGGTGAAGATGTACTTTCTAAGTTTGATGATTCATATTTAGTTGAAATGTATGTTGAAACAACTGAAGGTTTCCAAGGTGAACAAGAATTAATTTCTAAGTTTGGTTTAGAAATAAGAGATGATACAACGTTTGTGATTGCAAAACGTAGATGGCAAAATCAAGTAGATAACACAGCAACACTAATCAAGGACGGTAGACCTAACGAAGGTGATTTAATATACGTACCTTTATTTAATTCTTTCTTTGAAATACAATTTGTTGAAGATCAGGAACCATTCTTTCAATTAGGTAATTTACCAGTATATAAGTTACGAGCTACTAAATTTGAATATAGTTCAGAAAGAATTGATGGTACTATACCTCAAATTGGTGAAGCGGAAGATAACTATTCACTAGATCAATTAAGATACCAAGTTACTTTAGAAGATGGTACAGGTTCAATATTACTTGAGTCTTCAACGGGTGAAACAAACTATATGATAAGTGAAGATTTTAATATTGCAACTCAATCAAAAGATTATGCTGACAACACAACATATGAAACAGATGCTGGTTTTGGCACAACAAGTACAGCAGATGATATACTAGACTTTACTGAAAGAAATCCTTTTGGTGAAGTAGATGAAGGATTTTAGATATGTTTGGAAAACACTTTTACCATGAATCATTAAGAAAAGTTGTTGTTGCTTTTGGTACAATTTTTAATAATATTGTTATTCATAGAACAGACAGTAATGATAATGTTGTACAATCAATAAGAGTGCCGTTAGCATACTCTCCAAAAGAAAAGTTTTTAGTAAGATTAGAGCAACAATCAGATTTAACAAATAAAGAATTTTCAATATCTTTACCTCGTATGGGATTTGAAATAACAGGAATATCTTATGACGCAGGCCGTAAACTACAAAAAGTAGGTAAGTTTAGAGCACCAAGAAGTGATAGAGGTGATGTAATGGATTATCAATATAATCCTGTACCATATAATATATCTTTTAATTTATATTCATTTACAGCAAATGCTGAAGGTGGTCTACAGATTGTAGAACAAATATTACCATATTTTCAACCAGATTATACAGTTACAATTAATACAATACCAAGTATGGGTATTAAGAGAGATGTACCAATTATTTTAAATAGCGTTAATTATGAAGACACTTACGATGGTTCATTTACTACAAGACGTGCTGTAAATTATACTTTAAGTTTTACGGCAAAAACATATCTGTATGGTCCTGTGTACTCACAAAGAGTTATTAAAAGAACACAGGCTGATATATATTCAGATACAGAATCAACTGAAAAAAGAGAAGAAAGAATTGTGGTTGTACCAAATCCAACTGACGCAAGTTCAGATGATGATTTTGGATTTACAACAACTATAACAAGCTTTACGGATTCTAAAAATTACGATCCGTCAAGTGGTTCTGACAAATAGTTATGAGTATAGATGATAAAATAAACGAAGCCCTTGGCATCACTACTGAAAAGCCAGTTACTAAAGCTGTAGTTAAAAAAGAATATACTCCTCCTGTTCCTAGAATTGAAGATAAAGAAAAAGAGGATGTGGATAACGATTACAAATATAGTAGAGAAAATTATTACAATCTAATTGAAAGAGGCCAAGACGCAATTCAAGGCATACTTGATATTGCAAATGAAAGTCAACATCCTCGTGCTTACGAAGTTGCAGGTAATCTTATTAAACAAGTTGCTGATACCGTAGATAAATTACAAGATTTACAAGGTAAACTTAAAACACTTAAAGATGTTCCCAACAAAACAAACAATACAAATATTAAACAAGCCTTGTTTGTGGGTTCATCAGCAGAATTACATAAAATGTTAAAGAACAAAAACACACAAGTTCAAAGTGAAGAAGATAAAGATTTTAAAAAGGTAAATGATGAGTGAAGCGTACTTAGGTAATCCTAATCTTTACAAAGCAAATCTCAAACAAGAATACACCGAAGAACAAATAAGAGAGATTGCTAAATGTATGGAAGACCCTATACATTTTGTAAAAACATATACTAAAATTGTAAACATTGATGAAGGATTAGTTCCTTTTAATATGTATGGTTTTCAGGAAAAAATGGTTAAGACGTTCCACGATAATCGTTTTTCTATCTGTAAACTGCCTAGACAATCAGGTAAATCAACAACTATTATTGCATATCTATTACATCAAGTTATATTTAACGATAATATTAATGTGGCCATACTTGCCAACAAAAGTTCTACTGCTAGAGATTTATTAGGTCGTCTTCAACTTGCATATGAAAACTTACCTAAATGGTTACAACAAGGTGTCTTAAATTGGAATAAAGGTTCACTTGAATTAGAAAACGGTTCAAAGATACTTGCAGCTGCAACGTCTTCAAGTGCTATTCGAGGTGGTTCATTCAACATCATATTCCTTGATGAGTTTGCTTTCATACCTAATAATATATCTGAGCAATTTTTTAGTTCAGTATATCCTACAATTTCTTCTGGTAAAAAATCTAAAGTAATGATTGTATCTACACCACATGGAATGAATATGTTTTATAAATTGTGGAATGATGCAATACATAAAAGAAACGATTATGTACCTATTGAAGTACATTGGTCAGAGGTGCCAGGTAGAGATGATAAGTGGAAAGAAGAAACTATAAGAAATACTAGTGAGGCACAATTTGCCACCGAGTTTGAATGTGAATTTGTAGGTTCAGTTGATACACTAATTAATCCATCAAAATTAAGAACGTTATCTCACAACACACCATTAGTTTCAAACGCAGGTTTAGATATGTATGAAAGAGCAGAAAAAGGTAAAGATTATGTTATGACAGTTGACGTTGCTCGTGGTACGATAAGAGATTATTCAGCCTTTACTGTATTTGATGTTTCAAAAATGCCATATAGAATGGTTGCAAAGTTTAGAGATAACGAAATTAAACCTATATTGTTTCCACACACAATAGAAAAGGTAGCAAGAGAATACAATAATGCTCACGTTTGTGTTGAGGTAAATGATTTAGGACATCAAATAGCAGACGCTTTACAGTTTGAATTAGAATATACAAATCTATTAATGTGTATGATGAAAGGTAGAGCAGGACAGGTATTGGGTGGAGGCTTCAGTAAACGAGGAACACAACTAGGTGTTCGTATGACAAAACAAGTAAAACGTATAGGTTGTTCAAACTTAAAATCTTTACTTGAAGGTGACAAAATGCTTATACCAGATTTTCATACTATACAAGAATTGTCAACATTTGTAAGACGAGGTAGTGGTTGGCAAGCTGAAGAAGGTTCTAATGATGATTTAGTTATGTGTTGTGTCATATTTGCATGGATAACAAATCAAAGATATTTTAAAGAAATGACAGACCAAGATGTACGTGCTAGAATGTATGAAGAACAACAAAACGCAATAGAACAAGATATGGCACCATTTGGGTTTATGGATGATGGTTTAGATGATGATAGTTTTCAGGATGACTCAGGAGAGCGATGGACTCCAGTGACCGTGCGAAAAGGTGAAATATTATAAATATAAACGAGATTAATGATACCTATTAGCTAATAAGAGGAGAACAACATATATGGCATTTCAAGTTTCACCAGGTGTTGTCGTACAAGAAAAAGACTTAACAAACGTAATACCAGCAGTAGCTACAACGATCGGTGCTATTGCAGGACAATTCTCACAAGGACCAATGGATGAAGTAGTATCTATTGCTTCTGAAAAAGAATTAGTTGAAACATTTGGTAAGCCTGACTCTAACACTTTTGAATACTTTTTTAGTGCTGCAAGTTTTTTACAGTACTCATCAAGTTTAAGAGTTGTACGAGCAACAAATACAGGTGCATTTAACGCTACTGCTAGTGGCGGTGGTGCAACACTAATTAAAAATAATTCAGATTATGATGACGGTTTTACACCAGACGGTTTATGGGCAGCTAGAACTGCAGGTGCGTGGGGAAATAATATTAAAGTTTCAATATGTCCTAACACACCATCAGCTTACGAAAATACTTCAGCAACTACAGTAAATGACGCTTCAACAGCAGTTGGAGATACAACAATTACTGTATCTGATGGTTCAGCATTAAACGTAGGTGATATTATAAACTTTGGAGAAGCAGGTGGATACGAATACAGAATTACTGCAATTGCAACAGATGATGTAACATTCGTAAGACATCCTTCAGGTACAGGTGGTTTACATACTGCTGTAGCTGACTCTTCAACA